TTGCATCTTCAGGTGTGTTACCATACTTGATTAGTAATTGTTCAATCTTTTCTTTTTCACCCTCGTTAAGAATAGATTCTCCGAGTGCTTGTTTTGATTTTATCATAAACTCTATCCAATGTTTTTTGTAAAAGTTCATCAACATCAATCCTTTTTTTCTATCTTTCTTTGCAATATTTTTAATAGCAGATTTTAATTTCTTATCATACTTCTCTGCTTCTAATTCTGAAAAGGATTCTTTTTTGATTTTTAATAGGTGTGGTCCTGCAGGTTCATCACCTAACTCACCATCTTCACCATAACCACAAGTTCCCTCAAGATTTAGTTCTTGTTCAATTAGTTCTCTAATTGTTTTCTTTAACCATTCTTGTGTCACTTTGTTTGGTTTCCCTTTATGTTTGGTTGATGCAAAATCTTCTGCATCTTTCTTTGTCATTGATTTAGCAACTTTCTTCACTTCTGGTGAAGCATCACTTGGGTCCATCTCACCCTTATTGAGTGCATGAACCATTCCCATAAATCTTTGTTGTGCTTTAGATTTGGAAGGCATTACTTTGCCAATCCATCACCGATAAAAGTTTTTCCTAACTTACCACTATCTGGTGTAGCAAAATCTTCTAATCCAACTTTACCTTTCTGTGGTTGTGGTGCATCGTTACCATCAGCAAATTCTGTAAATGTAGGGTTTGTAATTTGGCCATTAGGTGGTATAGGTATACCCTCTAAACCAGTGTCTCCACCCAAACTATCGTTTTCTTTAGGTATGTTTGGTAGTTTTTTATCTTCTAAACCAGGCATATTACTCTCCTCTTATAATCTTATTAACGATATCTTCTGCTTTACAATACTTACCACAAGTTCTACTTTGTTGTGTATTATCAACACCCTCACTTAGTGGATGCATGAAAGCACCATGTGTAGATGGATTACTTACAAAATCAAAAGCGATAAGTTCGAAATCTTGTCCTACTTTCATCACATCTCCATCTGCTTCACTAACTTGTTCTACTGAACCCATTCCACGAGAACTGATACCTAACTTGATACCATTCTTGAATAATTCTCTTAAAATATTTCCACTTGGTGTGGTTAGGATTTCTACTGTCCCTAATAAACTATCTCCCTCAAAGTGCATCTCAGTTACATTATGTGATACATTTTGTAGATTAACAACTGAACTATCTGGATGGTCTAATTCACCCAACGCTCTACTTTGTTTAATAAAGTTTTGAGCATAGTTTTTTGCTTCTCTTGTTAAAATTTCCTTTGGATATACTCTACCATTTTGATTTTTAGCATCTGCTCTTTGTAATACACCTTTAACAACTAACTTACCATTATTTTCTTTCATGGATTCATTAATTTGTTCTGGTGATATTTCAAATGGTATGTAATCTACAATTAGGTTTTTCATCTTACTTCATCCTTTTAATCATTTGAACTGAATCTTTCATGAATCCAGTCACATTACTCTTATAAGCCTTTTTGATTTCTTTTGCCAACTTTTGGTTTTCTGGTCTTGGGTCTCTTAAGAATGCCTGTTCTAATTCAAACATTGCTTTTCTTAATGATGCTTCATGTTTTGCAATCTTACTCATAGCTCTTCTTGCGAATCTTACATCATCTGGTCCCTCTTGTACCTCACCAGTAAATTGTCTTTTGTAGAAAGCTGCATCTGATTTAGATTGTTTCTTAGGTTCAGATTTTTCTTTACCTTTGAACTTATCTTTAATTCTTTGTATGATACTTTTTGCTTTTTTCTTAGCAGGTTCAGCAATTGCCGAATCTTTAGATTTTATTGCAGTAGAGAGTTTTATTTTATTTTTAGTTTTTGGATTAGAGATAGATTGTTGTTGCATTGCTGCAGCTACTGCTGCTGCAACGACTGGGTTTTCCATCAATGTACCCTCTCTTTGAAAGTTCATCTTTTTCTTTGCTGCTTTTTCTGCTGCATCCATCTTAGCGTTTGCATCATCTGCTGCTTTAGACATCTGTTTATCAACTTTTTTATTTGGTTCTGCTTTACCCTTTTCTTTAGATTTTTTACCATCAATCTCAATCTCTGTACCTGGTTTGATGATATGGTCTTTTTTATACTTATCGTATTGTGCTTTTGAACCAAACTTTAATTCTTTTAATTTTTGCTCTTTATGCCATTTCATGGTATCTTCAAGAGTAGGTAACGGGTCACCAAACTTTCTATTTAAGATATCAATCGATTCTTTTAAATATTTATCGTTCATTTTAAGTTCCCTACTTTGTTTGCCATCTTGACTAATCTTTCTGAAATCTTTGTGATTGCCTTATGTGTATTTTTCCAATATGAGTTTGAATCAACATTTAATTCGGTTTTTAATTTAACTGCCATCTTAACCATCTTATCTAACTCGTTTAGTGAATTTTTAACTTCACGAATACTTTTACCAATTTTTTGTTTTGGTGTTAAGGTTTCATCGTTTCTCCAATCGTGATAACGACCTTCATTTATACCATTTACATTCTCAAGTTTTTTATCAATTTGTTTACCAAGTGATGGTTGAACTCGTTGTACATCTTTGACTGCTTTCAATCCACCTTTAAGTATTCTTGCAATTCTTGCTTTAGCTTGTGATTTAGATGATGCGTTAACGATAGTTTGTATTACATTACCATCTCCCTTATCAACTTTAACTGCGAACATTACCTCATTAACTTGTTCTTTTACCTTTTCATATCCACCAACTTCACCATCTGTTGGATGACCAGAGCCAGTAGAGAACGCTTTAGGTGTATCATAATGAATACCAGTTCCACTCTCTCCACCTGCAGAAACCGTCGTAGATACTTCTTCTATTTCCTTGCGAATAAGGTGTTTGAGTATTTCTTTAAATCTTGTTTTAGTTATTTTGGTGGACATTGTCTAACTCCTTGATTAACTCATAGTATCTCATCAAAGCCACAACATGGGAATCTTTTACTAATTTACCACCAATTGAGGTATCAGTATGTTTGATTGCCTCAGAAAGTTTTATTTTAGTAATCTTGTCATCTATTCTTGTTAGATGTGATTTTAATTTAGATTTTACTTTTGTAACTTCAGAATCTATGAATTCTCTCAAAGAATTAGTATTTGATAAGTTATTGATGTATTCCCTCAATAGATTTTTTTGAGCTTCATTTAGATTTGTGTATTTTTTATTGAATTTATCAACTAATAACTGATAAGTTAATAATCTTACATCCGTATCTTGAGTTTGGTACGACTCTAACACTTTATTAGAAGATTTGTTTGATTTGATGTCTGAACTTGTGATTGCTTCTAATATAGTTATTTTTGAATCTGTTTCCTCTACAGAATCTACTACTTCTTTTACAGATTCATTTTCAAATAAAGTATAAACTGATGCTAATACTTTGTAATTTGGAATTCTTGAATTAAAAAACGCGTTTACACCATAGTTTTCTTTGATTTGTTTTATCAAATTGTATTTTTCATTTCGTAATTTACGATTTGATAATTTTCTACGATTTTTAATCACAGCTTCGATTAATATCTCCGCTTGGTTTAAATTTTTGTACTTTTTTTCGACCAAAATCTTATAAAGTTCATTTTCTTTACCCAATTGGGATTTATTATTGAAAAATTCCTTTATGATTTTTATAGCAGGTGAATCTTTTTTATCATTCATTACATCCACTGCAATTTGTCTGGTAAGTAACTCGAAGAGTATACCAGTATTTTTTATTTTATTATGCTTCTTTTGGGTTGACATCAAACACTCCAATATTTTTAATTATTCGTACCATATATAAATATAAAACTTTCAAGAAATCGTTATTTATCTTCCTTGAAATCTTTATATTCCTCATTAATTTTTTCACTATCCATAGTTTCTTTCAAAACTTCTCTAGCTTGTTTACCAAATGATTTTTTCAAACCATCATAATGTGCTAAAGCCATCGGAATCTTTGGTCTACCAAGTGGTTCTCTACCTCTTGCACTACCATCTTTGTTATATTTACTAACTTCCTTTGGTCTTCCTGCTCCATCAAATCCACCCTCTGGTGCACCACCCTCGTCTTTAAATACTGAACCTGATTTTGATTCTTGGTCAAAACCACCTGATTGCATATCACTTGGTGTACCTACTGATTCACCACTATCTGCTGGGTCATTACCCTCTGATTCAATCTGGTCAAATCTGAATTTAGTTTTTTGGTCATGTACCAACTCTTTATCCATTGTATCAATTTGGTCATCAGAGAAGTTAAAGATGTTCTTATAAATCCACTCCGTACTCATCATCTTATTATCTTTCATATCACGAGCAAGATTTATTTTATTACTCCACAATTCAATCTTTTCTTGTTCATAAATTGTAGATGGACTTGTTAGGTTTAGTTCAAAGTTTACCAACTCTGCATCTGTATACCCTTGTGAGTATAAATGTACAACAGCAATCTTAGTTAACTCACTAACAAGAATTCTTTGAACTCTTTCAATAGTACGAGCAAATCTAACATCCTCTGCTGCTAATGTTGCTTTTGAACCTAATCCCTCTTCATATCCTAAGAACGCTTTTGGTACATGAAGTGCAGCCAATAAACGATTCTTTAGATATTCAATATCTTCTGTAGTTTCATAAGTCATTCCAGGTAGTGATTCGATATTTGTACCACTATCTCCACCTCGAACTGGCATAAAGAAATCTTCTGTAAGATTCTGTATGTTGAACTTCAAATTATAATCACCAGTCGTATCATCCATAAATGGAGTCTTCTTCATTTTGTTGATAATTCTTTGCATATAGTTATCAACTTCATTTGGTGGTATGTTTCCAATATCCACTTTGAATACTCTTTTTTCTGGTGCTCTCATGATTCTATGTATTAACATAGCATCTTCCATAAGAGTTAATTGTTTCCAAACCTTTCTACCACTTTCTAAAATAGATTTACCATAAGGCATTAGATTACTATCACTTGCTAATCTAAAGTGTGCAATTTGGAAATTTTCAAATTCTATTTTTTTACCTTTACTTGAACGAGTAAAATAAGGATGTTGTGATTCTTGTGATTCCATATAGAACTTTACATAATATGGATTCTCTGGGTCTTCACCCTCTGAACGAACTAATTCGTATGAAGATATTGGTATTACATTCGTGATACCATACTTATCCTCTACATCTAAGTATAAAAAGAAGTCTCCATACTTTACGAGGTTTCTTGTCCAAGGCCATAGATTAAATTCAATGTTCATGATATCATAGAACAAATTATGTAAGATTTGTTTTATATTATCATTATCACTTTGAATCTCTAATGCTTGACCATATGGATTTTTCATTGTAGATTCATCAGCATAAATATCAAGTGCAGATGCGATAATGGAATCAGCTTCCATAGTTTCATAATCTTTGAATAATCCTAATCTTGCTTGTTGTAATTGTGCAAAACTTGAATATCCACTATTTGCCATATCCAATCCACTATGTAGTTTTGAATACCTATCAACCAAGTGTGACTTTGTTGCTGCCTGCACTTGTTCAGTATCTGCTACTTTTAATTTTTTTCCACCGACATTCCTTACGATAACATTTGTTGAGAACAATCGTCTCAGTCTACCGAATAATGTTTTGTCTGCCATTTTTTACCTCACTTACAAGAGCCACTCTAATGACTCTTTCTTTT